CATTACAATAAAAGTCTCTCCATTCTAATTCGCCTGTAGCTATCTTATTTGATTGACGAGTAAATTCGTCTGGAAAATCAACATTCACTGGTATCGAGAGATTGTCACCACGCCTCCTGACTTTTCTTTCTATACGCTTCAAATATTGATCCAATTCCTCCTCAGCTTTACGAATTTCTCGATCTTGCAAAAGCCATTTTAGCATTGTCTTTTCTTTGTTAGGTTTCAATGTCTTTACGCATCAGTTCTATTGTACCTCTAAGATCACGTACATCTGAGCGCAAGCCATCTACTGAGTCAATCTTTGACTCAACTAACTCCATAAGACCCTTAGTTTCTTGTACATAGTTGTAATGTCTCTGCTGGAGACTGCGGTACTCCCTCCAAAGTATGATTCCTATAGCACCGAGAACGAAAACTAGTGCACCATAAGCGAGAGCATTGTATGGGGATATATCAAGGGCTTTATCGGCTAATTCTTCAGTCTGGGGGAGGACTATAAGAAGCCTAGTGTATAGATGGATCATTTCATAGGTCATTGTACAAACAAAACAGGGTGAGGGTAGAGTCTTATTGTAAGAACCCTGCCCCCACCCTATTAATGTACTACCTTAGAGAGAAACTCCTTGATTACCGAAGAAGCTATTGACATCTGTCTTGTCAATCCCAGTAGCAAGAGCTAATACAATGTCTTGCAACTCAGATTGCTTGTTAATGGCCCGATCATTATCCGTCTTCTGACGCAAGATGATCAAGTCATAATTAGTGCTCTTATCTGCAAACGTGGTTGGATCATCCTGACGACCCAAAATACCATCATCTTGCACATAGCGGCCACGGAATCCAAAGACAGATTTTTCCATCTCTAGTACCTGATCATAGGTACCTGTACCCTCAGCATAACTAGCTGTCTGAGTAATGGTTGGATCCCAATCACCTACATAGCCAACCTCGAAGAACTGACCATACTCCTTGGCTTCTAGGACAAGAAGAGATTTGGCAGTCTGCTCAGTCTTTGTGTAGTCAACATCTCCATTTGTTGCCGTAACATCGCCATTATCCAATGACGAGTTTACAAAGGCGAGATCAAGGTTATCACTGTTGTCCACAGTGACTTTGATTCCATGGGAATCCATGATGGCATCACCATGTTGGCTCACGAAATTAGCTGCCGTTGTAGCGGCATCTGTATCCCATGTGGCCGCATAGATGTCTCCATCAATGGTAATTCCACCACCAGAACCTCCACCATCTGCAAGAGCAAACTGAAGTACGAGATCACTTCCTGCATAAACCGTTGGGCCACCTTCTCCATTAACCATGGATGCTGGAAAGTCCAGAACGGCATCAATCAGCTTGTTCACGATGTCAACAGCCGTGTCTGTAGACTTTACTCTGACATCGAAGGTGTTACGAGGAAATGGCTCATAGCCTTGCTCAAGATTGGTAATCTTGAATCCAAGACCCACCTTATCTTCGCTTTGAGTTTCAGGTGCAAGCGTGACCTTCTGCTTAGAAGGTGCGCTATATGCCTTGGAATATACATCAAGGTGTCCGGAGTGAAGAATATTACTGATGATGGGTTCTTCAGAAGTACCCAAAGCAGCAATAATATCTCCTTGGCCTTCAATCTTGTTGTTGGTACCATCAGAGATATCAATTGAACTTCCCCCATTAGCTGGGAAAAAAGCAATCACTCCTTCTGGCACATCATCGGGACTATTGAATGCTCCATTACCACCGGAGCCACCAACATCCCCGCTATTCTGTACGAGTACTTGATTAAGCATAACTGGTCAACGGATGTTTATTCTTGGGATGATTTTGGTATGTATCGAAGAAATAGACGCACAGCCCGGTTTACAATCTCCTGATGCAGACTTTCAGGCAATTCAGAAGTCTGCGGACTATTGCCTAATGTAATCTTCTTCGGCTGCCTGATGTAGTTGAAGAGTACAGCATCTACGATAAAGGTATTATCGGTATAGACACTTAGTACATCTTCACTAATGTCACAGATCGGCGCATTAGGAGTGCTTTTGTGAAAAGGATCGAGAAGCTCCCTATATACACTCATAGACTGCGTGAGGCGAAGAGGCATGATCTCGGTATCGTATACCTCTCCCGATGCTGCAACACGTTTATCGTATGTATTTCCATCATAGGTGGCACTTCCAAGATCCCAATCCAATGTGTTTCTTTTTCCTTTTGGATTGAAGGTAGATGCTTTGTATACATCTGCACGGGGTTCTACCAGATGAAGATAGTCTCCCGGTAAGAATGCTAGATCTACCTCAAAATCTTTTAACTTCGCATTATTGCCACCATAGATACATTCAATGCGACAGTTCTTCTTATAGAACACGCGCAAATCATCAATGAGATCCTGACTTTGCTCAAAACCTAATATACTGGATCCTGAACCAGCGAACTTATCAAGGATGAAGTTCTGCTGTGCTCTATTCAAAAAGTGCAGTACATCATCGGTATCTCTAATAGAAGGTCCATCTTGCTGATGAACCTCAATTTGAAATGCCTCGATAAGCTCTTTAGCTGTCACGGGACTCTGGATTAGGAGATTGAGGCAAGTCTTGGCGTATCAAGTTGACTGTCAGATCTACAATATCCTGATGTGTAGGATGAGGCAGAGGGCAAGGAAATGGCTCAGTAGTGGTCAATGTCGTATCAATGGGACTACCAGCATCATCGACAATAATATCTCCAATGTCTAATTCCATAGACCTGCTTACCATATGCAGTGTCCCTGCTGGGTTCTGCTCTATATTAATGGAGTGCAGGTTCCAGAGATCCGATCCATTTGCAGTGATGAAATCAGTTATCGTAGTTTCAGGATCTGTATTATATGTTAGCTCATATTCTGCACCTTGAACAGTAATAGTAGCTAGATCTGATCCTGGTGATTGAGCATCTTCGACTTCTATATTCCATTCTGATAAAAGCTTTGCTGGTACAAATGTACCAATATATGTAAGCTCTAATGCAGATGGAGTACCTGTACCATCAGGTAGTGCAATTAGGAAATTATCTGCACGCTGAATGATGATGGGCTTTCTAAAGATAGGCGTATTATGCTTTGTAGGCAAGTGCTCATAGAATGCTTCTATGGATGATTGCTCTACATTATAGATTGTTGATCCACTCTTAAATCGCCCATGAATAAAATACTCAAATGCAGGATCCAGATCTGAAATAGGTAGCGTATATGCTCCAAGATCTGCGTCTTGTGTAAAGTCTGAACTCTGAAAGGTATGAGATTGAATTACAGGATATAGATCCTCCATGATCTCATGACCTTGAATAGATTCTCTATCCGAAAGAAGGGAAGCCCGACGCTTGTCTATAAGCGTGCGGACTGCCCTATTGATGTAATGATCAATCTCTTCCGGAAGAAAATTATCCAGCGTCTGTGCAGCTACGGCTCCAAATTGAATTCGTACTGCACGATGAAGCTGTTGTATAGTCATTATTCAAACTCCTGAAGACGTGCCTTGATAGTTGCGACTTCTGAGGAATTACGCTTGTTTTTCCACCATGCTACTACTTCTTGCTCACTAGAGCCGATAGTTTCATCACCATACATATACTGATTACCTACTTTACGAATAATCTCGTATTCAAGGCAATCTTTGACCTTGGCTCTGATCTCAAGATCTTTATCTTTGGCAATTTTTTCAAACTTTTTCGGCTGCTGATTTACCTGCTTGTCAAGCAGATTCTCTTTCTCCTCAAAGTTAAGTCCAGAGGGATCTTGGCCTGTGAGCACACGAATCATCATATCCATGCGATTCTCATCTTCAGCCAGCTTGATAAACTCCTTGTATGCTGACTTTCTAGCCTGTACATCCACATTCTCTTTTTGCACCTCTCGTTCTGGATCATAAATCCAGAATCTCTTACGAGGATTTGCTTGAGCCTCTTGCTTAGTATCAGCTACGAGTGGATGATCTTTTGCCCACTTGTACTTAATGAGGTCCATCACATTAGATGGATTTCCACTTCGTGTACCAATATCTAGCAATTGTCCATCACTAGGTATAGGAATAGTAAGTTCAGCCCAAAATCTACGTGCTGCATCTGCAAAATTAGGATGATCCTTAGATACCCCTACAATATCTGGTAGATACTTTTCCTCAAGTTTAGTATCCACACGATGAGGACGCTGATTGATTAGTACACTGGACAATTTCATTTTGGCATTATCCAGTACTTCTGTAGGCAGGTGTGAACCTCCCTCAGGAACGCGCATGATACGAATTTCTTTCCTGCTCATGTTTATATGATGTTGGTTCAAAATAATAGGGAGCCGAACCTATTTATGAGGCTCGACTCCCTAATTATGTTAGCGATTTATTGACGGACACACTGAAGATCCATGCTAGTGTCAAATCGCTTGAGCACAACGCCACCTTGCTTCATGAAGTGGACGCTTGCTCCATCCACATCACTTGCACGGGAAGTACTCTGATCAAATCCACGCGGGACTACACTACCGGGCACAGCCCAACGCTTCATTTCATTTCCCTCCTTATTAACCATCTGGAGATTAGTCTCTCCTTCGTAGGTGGATTGATCCACGAATACCATCCGGTAAGACTCCATGGAGAAGCCAGTTTCCGGATGCTTTCGTCTAGCATCTGCCACAGCACTGTGATCAAAGAGCGGGTTGTTCACCACATTAATCAGGTGACCATCCACATGACGATAACTGGTAAAGTATCCAGTCAGTGTCAGATCTTCACCCGTGCCCTGAACAAATTTGCCTTGATCCAGAACCGTGAAGTTGTTATTGGCAAGCTCATCTTTCATAGCACGATCAAACTCACGCTTACCACCTGTACCAGTGTAAAGCGTAACCTGCACATTCTGTGCATCAGTCATGCCATAAAACAAGTCACCAATGACATTGTGGAGCTTGTTTGCGGTAAGAATACTGTAGGTATCCTTATTCACAATCTGCTGGAAGATGCCGGGTCCAATGATGATTGGCTGACCATTCTCGTCTCTGAGGTTAGTCGTACCATCCTCATCATAAGACTTTTCACCATACCAGTAGAGAAGCTCTTGCTCTTCTTTCCACTGGAGGAAGTACTGCCACTCTTCGTAGTCCATCCAGAGATTGGATGTGCCACCACTTCGAGTAGGAAGCTCGACATCCATCACGTAATCTCGTGAATCACCGGACATCTCATAGCTCTTACGAATCTTCGTAAGCTTATGCTTGATCTTGCTAGGAGCAGTCCAGTTGGATGCGTTACCCCGGCTAAAGTCCTTACCTACTGGAGCAAACATCTGACCCCAAGTTGCACCTGCTTGTACATCCTGACTTGGGACTACAGCATTACTATCCGGATTCACTAGCTGCAACGTATACTCCCAATTCTTTCCGCTAGGAGTAGGCTGCTGCATAACACGCGCCTGTAGCCCACTAGGAGCAATCAGCACGTAGTCTTTAATGAACCACCGATCAGGGAATTCCAGCGTAAATGGCTGGCCTCCTCGACCTAATCCAGTAGTGTTTGATGGAGTACTTGCTACAGGTCGTGTTCTAGTGACCTTAGTTTGTACGTTGTACTCAAACTCGTCACTGTCGATTGACACTGTGTTGCCCATGCCTTCAGTGAGCATCGTCAAGGGAAACTTCTTATCTTGACGACCCCCAAGGAAAGTCATGACAGGAGATAGCTTGGCGGGGTTTTGTAGCATAGCCCGCGCCAGACTATTACTGTCTGTCATTTGAGCATCATTGTAAACTGTCTTTGAAATACGCATTTGATTGTATTGGAGTTATTTCATTCGCTGGCGTAAGGGATGCTTGTTGACCTATTGAGGCGTAGGTCTTTACCCCATGAGATCGCTCACATCGGGTAGGCTTTCTACATCTACATCTACGGAAGATGAAGACTCTTGTGAAGATGTTCTATCTTTAGGCTTCTTACCGCCACCATCGCCATTCTTGAGAAGCTCCATTAGGCTTTTCGCATTCTCTGTCTTGGCTTCACGCTGTATAAGACTACCGAGACTAAAATCTTCTCGATTCATCAGATACAGAACATAATCAATAGTGACACGAGTTTCAATGTCAGCCTTCTGAGCATCTACATCTCGTTGAGATAGCTGTTGCCCATTTTGGTGAGCTACAGGTTGCCGTATGTAATTGATAAAGTGTTCTTTCTGTGTTTCTGGAAGAGGTAGTCCATTGAGGTCATTATTATTCTTGACCGTGTTCTCAACCTCATTCCATACTTGCTCTAATTGCTCTTGCTGTTGTTCTCTCTGTCTCTTTTGCTGCTCAATGAGTTCTTTTTTCTCATTCTCTTGAAGCACTTTAAGGCGCTTCAGACTTCTATTTGCTTGAGAATATATAATGCCACTAGACTTATAATCATCAATGGCATCTTCAATATCCTCATTATCCCATCCTTCTTTTTGAAGATGTTTACGTACAATACGCTCTTGTTGATCAGTATTATCCTCTTGAATATCAACTTCATCCCATGAAGACTGATTCATGGTTTGAAAATACTTACTAGGGTCACCCCCACTAGAGCGATACTCTACATATTCTTGTACATCTGGATATTGCTGGAAAAAGCGATTAAGCTCCTGCTGTGCAAGGGCTTCTGCTCCATCGCGTACTATCTCAGTGACACCATCAATGGTATCATCATACTCCTTATCATTATCAATGCCAATATTCTGCTTAATCTGTCCTACTACAGAAACTTGGCTTTCTTCTTCCTCCTCATCCTGATCATCTTCCTCTTCTTGAGCCTTCTCTTCCTCTGGCTCTGATACAGGTTCTTCTTCCTCTGCCTGAGATTCAGTCTCCTCTTCTTCTGGCTCATCTATAGTCTCGGTATCCTCTTGAGGATCTTCATCTTCAGAAGGTTGAGGCTCATCATCAAAGATGTCCTCTACTACAACGTCTTGGTGTGGCGCTTTAGGCTGCATAAGTAGTAATTGATTTTGATTTACTATAGTGATGTAGGCAGACTATGAAACTAAGTTCCATAGTTTATGAATTAGTTTGTCTGACCATTTTTCATTCGGGCAATCTCACGCTCAAGACTTCTATCTTTCTCAGCTTCTTCTTCCTCTTGTTCGAGTTCTTCATCATCCTGTTCAAGCTCCATTTGCTTGATCTTAATCTTGGTTTCTTGCTTCATACGCTCTTTCTCAAGATCAACTTCAAGCTTCTTCTGCTTAGATTGAGCATCTTGCTGTGCGGCCATTTGCTCAGCTTTTGCTTGGGCTTCTTGAAGCTCTTGCATCCGTTTTTCTGCATCACGGATCTTG